GCCTATCCCTACGCAAGCAAGCTCAACAGCGTTGACGATGCCACTGGTGACGTATGGGCACCCGGTCTCGAAGGCACTATTGGCTCAACAGCCGACAAGAGCCTTGGTTACACCGGCACCGTGCTGATCACCAGCGTCGAGGTGAACGCTCCTAACGGCGAGAATGCCACCATGACCGTGCAGTTGCAGGGTGATGGCCCTCTCGTTCCTACTGAGGCATAATTGCAAAGTAACCTTTTTTCATGACCCTGGGGGCGGGCGAGTCCCGCTCCCTTTTTTTATGAAACAAACATGGAAGTTCAGATCAACAGTAAAAGCTATCAAATCAAGTGGTCGCTCAGGGCGCAGATTTTCTATGAGGCCCTGAAGACCCAGGCCCAAGAAATGGGGCCGACAATGGACACGCTCATGTATTACTATGCCATTCTCGTGACGAGTAATCCTGGAATGGACATGGGCCTTGACGAGTTCATCGATGGCTGCGACACATCGGTCTTCAAGGCATTCCGTGACCTGCTGGAGAGCGATGAGGAGATGAGGAAGCTCATCAACGGCGGTGATGACGAGGCAGTTGGCGAAAAAAAAAGTTAACTGCACGCGAAATCTACGCCATCCTCGTGTTCCAGGGCCACATGCCACCGGGCTATGTCATGGACGAGATGAGGATGTATGAGATAGGCTGTCTCATGCCTTTTCTCTACCTTGCATCAAAAGACTCTTGGGAACAGGCGCGGCTCATGTGCTACATCAGTGCGCAGACTCACTCCACCAAGAAGATGAGCGTGAGCGACATCGTCACCTTCCCCTGGGAAGAGCAGAACGTGGGCCACGAAACCGCTATGAGCAACGCCGACAAGAAGCGGCTGGAAGAAAAAGCAAAACAACTTGAAAAAATAATGAATCAGAATGAGCGTTAAAGCTGATTTACGAGTCATATTAGGCATTGACAAGGCTGGTTTTGACCGAAGCCTTGCACAGGCCACGTCATCCGTGAACAGGTTCTCACGCCAGACGGCGATGGCAAAGAAGGGCATCGGCAATCTTCTTGGCGGCGCGGGCTTGGGTGGTTTAGCCAAATTCGGAGGCTATGCCGCCGCATTGTCCGCAGTAGGCAAGGCGATGGGTGATGTCGTTGCCAATGGGCGTGCACTTGAGACGAGCATGTCGCATCTCCAGTCACTCACTGGCTTGAGCACCGATGTGATGGGCAGAGTCAAGCAGATGGCAACGGACACCGCTATGGCGATGGGCATATCCAGCGACCAGATCGTTGACTCCTATGGTGTCATCGGTTCCAAAATGCCCGAGCTGCTGAAGTCACCCGAGGCCCTCGATGCTATTGCAAGGAGTGCAGCCACGCTGGCCAAGGCTGGTGTCATGCCGTTGGAGGCATCCATTGAGTCGCTCACTGGAATCATGAATCAGATGGGAGCCAGTGCCGATGAGGCCGACACCTACATCAACGTGCTTGCTGCCGGTTCAAAAAATGGCGCGGGTAACATTGAGTATCTGGCCACCGCCTTCACGAAATGCGGCTCAGCCATCCGCAATGCAGGGTTGAGCGTTCAGCAAGGTACGGCCTTGATTGAGGCCCTTGCCAAGCGCATGCCCGACGCGGCTGAGGCTGGAACCGCTTTGCGCAACGTATTGCTCGTGATGGGCACCACCGCAGGTGATGACCTTAACCCCAAGATCGTGGGCCTTGACAAGGCGATGGAGAATCTCCATGCCCGCATCGGCGACACCAGCGAGATGGTGAAGTTGTTCGGCAAGCGCAACTATAACGCTGCCGCCATTCTCGCCGACTCCACCGAGCAGGTAAAGAACCTCACCGCCGCCGTGACCGACACCAACGAGGCCCACATCCAGGCTGAGGTTAACGGCAAGACCCTTGACGCTCAGCTCAACCGCCTGTCATCCTCTTGGAAGACATTGACGGCATCCATCGGTGAGAGTTGTGGCTGGCTGTCATCGTTCATCTCGCTGATTAACGAAGCCCTTAACGGCATCGCCCTGTTCATGCGTAATTCGACTGAGGCCCGCATCGGTGACCATGCCAACAAGGCCAATGACCGCATCCGTCAGACCGCCGATGACAGATATGAGTATTACAGGAATGACCGCGACACGAAAGGCAATCTCCGCTACAACGATGCTCAAGCCCGCCAGCAAGCCATCAACGAACTGAGGGCAAAGGCCAAGGAGGAACAGAAAGCAGCGCAGAAGTGGGCCGATGGTCTCAAGGACTTCCACAAGCATGGTGTGACTTCTGGCCCAGCCGTCAAGAGATACACCGAACAGCTTGAGAAGCATAACAACAACATCCGCGCCTACAACGAGCAGATCAGGCGACTTGCCAGGGGTGAAACGGCTGCTCCAGCTCCCGCTGTGCCCACACCGACGGCTGGCGGTGGAAAGAAGACCGGCAAGGCTGGCGGTTCTCGTGGCACGAAGAATGGCCCGACTTACGTCGCTGGCTCCCTCAAAGACTATGAAGACCAACTCAGCAAACTTAATGCCGTCTTGCAGGGTAATGTGGACGTTACCCAGCTCAGCGAGGAACAGCTCGAGCAGTACGGGAAGCAGTTCGCCGACCTGTACCAGAAAATCAAGGCTGCGAAGGATGTGCTCAAGCAGTTCGAGGTAGCGACTACGCAGCTCGGCAAGGTCGCAGATTCCGCGAAAACGCCCAAGTTCAAGGATTTGTTCGGCACTAAACCGGCGCTTCCTGGCAAATTAAGCGGTGTGAATGTACCTAAGTCTGCCAATCAGAAGTTGATAGAGGGCCAGATTTCCCTCAACAATGAGCTTGAGCGCACATCTGAACTCTATGAGAACATAGGCTCAGCGATGGGCGACATGGGCCAGTTGACGATGGCCACATTTGCCAACATCTCCAACGTGATGAGCGTGTTCAAGAGTGAAGTCGGTGACACCAAGGCCAAGATCGGGGCAATGGGCGCAGCACTCAGCTCAGCCGGTCAAGCCGTGGGCGCAATCGGCGCGGCGATGGAGGACAAGGGGATGCAGATTGGTGGACTGATTGCTCAGACCATCGGTAACCTTGCCCTGTCATTCGCTATGGCCATGAAGGGTGCCGGTCAACTCGGCCCCATTGGATGGGCCGCTTTCGGTATCGCGGGTCTCGCTCAACTGATTGCAATGGTTGCCCAAATCAAGAGCCTCACGAGCGGCTATGCATCTGGTGGTATCATCCAGGGCAACAGCTATCACGGCGACCAGATGTATGTGCGTGCCAATGCGGGCGAGATGATTCTCACCCAGGGCCAGCAGTCGCGGCTGTTCCGCATGCTGGACGGCGGTGCTTACAACAATGGCTTGGGCCAAGTGGAATTTGTCATCAATGGTTCCCAGCTGAAGGGTGTTCTCAATAACTTCAACCGCAAAACCTCAAAGTTGTCATGATCTATCAAGGGAAATTCGCCGACGCTGCCGATTTCAAACACACCGTCAGGATATACACCGGCTGGTCACCGTCGTACAACGCATCCAATGATGTGACCGTTCAAATCACTATGGGTGAAACGCCGTTCATCACGACGATGGACAGCGGTGACGATACAATCTACAAGCCGATGAAGTGTACAGGTGCCACGATTCAGATAGTCTCTGAGAGCTATCTATTCGACATCTACAGCGCCACCGCTCAAGGCACAAAGGTAGAGCTCCGAAACGCCTCCAATCTTGTTGAGTGGGTAGGCTTCGCCACGCCTAATCTTTACGACATGGGCTACCAAGCCATTGAAACCATCGAAATAGAGTGCATTGACGGGCTTTCAACCCTTCAATATATCAAGTATACACCCGTCGGTGAAACCAAGGCTGTAAGGTCATTCAGCGAGATTGTACGCCACATCCTTCAGCAATGCCACTGCTATCAGTCACTATATGTGAGCCGTAACAGCGGGCTTGCCGGTGTGAACGGGGCCATCATGGACAACCTTTATGTGAGCGAGAACAACTTCTTTGAGCGCAAGAGCGACGAGAGGAAGACCGACACCGACACCGCTTGGACGTGCCAGGAAGTTCTCGAGCAGATAGCTCAGTATATCGGGTGCTCAGTCGTTGCCTATGGCAGGGACGTATATTTCGTGGATTACGACGCGGTGCTGGATGGTAACGGTGTTGTCACTTGGTACAACTATACAATCAACAGCAGTGCAGCCCCGTCTCAGTCCTCCACCATCTCAGCACCTATCGCCATCGGCAAAGGCAGTCATTACGAGAACACCGCTAAGCTCAGCATGGGTGATGTGTTCAACAAGATCATCGTCAAGTGCAACCTCAACGACTATGACGATGTGTTGCCCGACTTCTTCGACGGCGCAATGAACATCACCAAGGCTGACCCGAACATGGAATGCCCCAAGACAACGAACTACAACATCGGCGATGACCGCAGCCCAATGTACGGTGACGCGCTGGAAAACGAGGCTGGCAACAGCGTCGGCGATTCCAACACCAAGATGCTGGCATTCGTTGACGTGAACGGTAAGAGCGACAACAGCAGCACATTCGAGTCACCGACATGGATGTCGGGTGTGTTCATCAAGTATATGGCCCACCCCAACCTCACCTGCCACAAGTACCTGTATAACGGCACGACTTGGGATGATGTCACCGAGAACTACAACACCCTGTGCTACACCGACACCTTGGCCCTGAGTGGCGCGTTCATGGTAAAGAGCGAAATCTTGTGGATGCGCACGGTTATGTGGCTCAGCGCATACAATGACTATGCAAAGGAGTGTGACGATATCACGCGATTCATCAAGCACTACACGAATGAGAAAGAGAGTGAGATATCATCACGCCTGGATCTGGACGATTACATCCTTCTGGTCAATCCCATCGCCGGGCAACCGAACTATGACAATGCTGCGACTGAGCACATGTGGGACACCACCGACTACCCCTACGTTGAGACTGAGCTGGCCGACACCGCTGCACTTTACGGCGGTGACAATGCCTACTACATCATCAGCGGCAGCGTGCTTTGGGATGGTGCGACAAAGAACAGCAACTACCCCATCGATTCAGGCAACGAGAAAATCGACATCAATAAGGGCCGCAAGGATATCTCCCAGCCCCTGGCCTATCTGCGTTGCAAGTTGCAGCAGGGTGACAAGTGGTGGAACGGCGAGGAATGGACAACGACGGAGAGCATCTTCAATCTCTATTTTGTCAAGGAGAACACCGAAGATCTGCGTGCAGATGCACTCATGTTCAAAGAGCTGAGGATTGTCAATACCGTCACTTGGGACATGGGCCTCACCGAGACGGGTTACGCTATTCCCGTCCCTGGAGTTTTGACCGGCACACCGAAGCTCACCATCCTTAACCCGATGGACTTCGGCGGCTCATCTGCATACCAGGCGCGGCTTCTCGCCATCAAGAACTTCAAGTTGAAGGCCGTCATCGGTGACCCGAGCTATAGCGGTTCTATGGACTCCGACACCGAGTACACCAACATCATCAACCCCGACTATGTTTCCGAGGCTCAAGAGGTTGAGTTCAAGGTGTGCACATGGGACAACAAGAAGCCGAACTATAGTTGCGTAGCGATGAAAAGCTGCGAGGATTATGTCTACGTTGACCGCATCACCAATGCCGCATTGACACTCGATGCTCAAAGCGTTGAATGCTATCACGGCACGACTGGTGAGCTCAGCGACGGCACACTCAGGGCAGAGGAATGGATGGTGCTACGACTCACCAAACAGTACTCACAGCCCGCGAAGGTGTTCACCGTCTCGCTGAAGTCACCGATGTACATGATCATGCCGTCTTCGCTGTTCACGAGCGCGACACTCGGGTGTGCATTGATTATTGACAAGATGGAGTTCGACGTGAAGCGCCGAAAGTGTGAACTTAAACTTGTAGAGAAGATATGAAAATCGGCAAGTATAACATAGCACCTGGTTCTGGTTCCAACGCAAGCCTCGGTGCCACAGCCGTGGCAGGTGGTAACGGCGGCGGTGCATCCGTTGACCTCACCCCGTTGACCGACAAGATAGCAGCCCTTGAGTCCAAGGTCTCACAACTTGAGCTACAGCTCGGCAAAGCGAATGCCGTCTTGGCTGGCCTTGACTCGCGGTTCCTTTCCAAACTCGGCGATAGAAGCGACTACTCATATTACCTGGGCTCCATATACACCGACTTCATCCAAAGCGGGATGTTTGCCAACGGTGTGGGCTTCAAGCTGAGTGGAAATGCTACAGCAGCCGAGGATGACAAATACAGCCTCACGATTAAGGATGTGGGCTGGGCCTACGTTCCATTTACCACGACTCAGCAGAGCGATGCGTCGCTTGTTGACACCGACACCGACCAGGCAACTGCACAGCTCAAGACTTCTGCATTGTCCATCGGTGCAACAGCCGCAGCGGGCTTTCTCTTGTTTGACTGCGGCGCGGCGCTCACCAACGAGAGGTGCTTCACTGAAATCTCGAAAAGCGTTGAGTATCTCATCAAGTACCGCATCGGCAATCAGCATTTCGTCGGTGCCTACGTCGAGGCCGAGGCCGACAGCAACGGAAGCTATATCGCTTACTTCCCCGCTGCCGATGAAGTCTCCATCACGGTCAGGTTCAAGTACACCTATGCCTTCCGTCACGTCGGTGACACGACAAGCGGCACTTATAGGCTCTATGTTCGTGGCACGGATTATCTCCACAACCGCACCGACTGCTTTGCCGCAAGCATGAAATCAGCCACGCTGAATGCCAGTGGCATCACCGTGATGAACGGCGACAATGGTGCGAGAATCACCAGCAGCGGTGTGCAGATCACGACGGATGGCGGCACGACTTGGCGATAGTTTAACAAATCAGCATTATATATATGAACATTCAGATAAATACATCCAGCCGCCAAGTCAACCGATATAGTGACTTCAGACTCACTATGTCGCTGAAGAAGAACGGCGAATCGTATACTCCATCATCATTCGTGATGGTGTTCTACGTTGACGATTGGAACGACTGCGCCAGCCGTTATGCGGCCTCTTGCTTGGGCGGCGTGTTAACTAACTGCGAAATCACCGGCTCCAACATTACCGTCTTTTTTGACCATCCTGGATTCAACCTGGGACAGCTCAAATGCCGCGTGGTTGACATGGTGGACGATGCAGCATTCACTGACGGCACGCTTGACACCTGCACTCCCATCACGCTCCCCGTTGAGATCGTGGCGGGAGCCGGTAACACCGACAACGTGGTGCTTGGCTATGGTGCAGTCTATTTCGGTAACGAGCACGATGTGGTTTTTGAGGGATCATCCGTTTCCTTTGGTGACGATAACAACTTAGAGATATAAGCTATGGCTATACCAACGAATTACATTGATAAATTCACAGACAAGGATAGCGGCGAAAGCCGTATCATATCCCCTGCTGCCGATAAGGTGAGGGTTGACAACGAGAACTTCGAGGGCACCGACCTCGACGAGGTGCTCGACGATATTGCCGAGGCGATTGAAGAAGCGGGCGAGGGTGGCTACACCCCGCCCCCCGGCGGCATCCCCGCTACCGACTTGGCCCCTTCCGTGCAGACATCGCTGGACAAGGCCGACACCGCGTACCAAAAACCCGCATCGGGCATCCCTGCAAGCGACATCGCATCGGGGGTCATCCCCGACGTGAGCGGCTTTGCCACCAAGACAGAGGTCAACACGGGTCTCGCTGGCAAGGCGAACGATAACGCGGTTGTCAAGTCAATCAGCGTGAACGGCGGTGCAGCGCAGACACCGCAGAACGGCAATGTGAATATCCAAGTTCAAGCGGGTGCGCAAGGCCCGAAAGGTGACACTGGTAGCTGCGAGATTACTGATGCTGGCGATATCGTTACCATCATCGTCAATGACTTGACCACTGGCGGTGCTGGCAACATCCTCAGCGCGGAGATGGGCAAGACCATCAATGAGAAAATTGAGGAGGTGAAGGCCTCCTTGGCCAGGGTAATGCTCACCGCTATGGAGCTGCCCGACTTCCCCGTTGCTGGCTGTACATACTATGACCCAACAGCGAGCATCAATGCCCGCATCAAGATGTACTACATTGACAACAACACCTTGAAACACATTGACACCGCACCGAGTGAGCAGATGATGTACTGCGATATGAGCAGTAACACCACCTATCGCTTTGACGGCTTGGAAATGGTGCAGGTTGGTGGCAGTGGCGGTGGTATTTCATACACCGAGGATTCAACCACCATCTATGTAACGAGTGCTGGCCATGTTGACCCGACACCGAGAATCAGCGTCAGCCCGACGGAAATCAGTCTATCTCCCGTAGTCAGTGGGACGACGACCGAGACCATTATCGTGCGTGGCTACAATCTTTCGCAGGGCATCACAGTCGCACTTACTGATGCAAGTGGTTTCTATTCACTCAACACGCAGTCACTGCCCGCAGGTGGTGGAAATGTCGTACTGACCTATCACCCGACATCAGCAGGTACGCACAACGCATCGCTGAACATTTCAAGCGGTAATGCGAGTGCAGCCGTGAGCATTGTCGGTGTGGCCGCATCGCCCACAATCATCGCCTCGACAAATTCGCTCAACATCCGTGGAGAGGAGGGTGTGTCTTCTTCTGCAACATTCAAGGTAAGAGGAACATCGCTTGCCGCACCCATATCCATCGCAGTGACTGGCGCAGGTTTCTCAGTAGCCCCCGTTTCTATCGCAGCAGAAGATGCCGTGACGGATGTCGATGTGACCGTTACGCATGACGGCGCATCTGGTTCTGCTGACTCTGGAACGATAGTATTGAGCAGCACTGGTGCGCAGAGTGTCACGATTCAGTTATCGCATTCCGTCGCTTCACGACTGGCTACTGGCGAAACGATTGAAAATCCTTCAAACGGAACGGGTATGACGTTCACCGTCCTTGATGACCGCACGAAGGTCAGCGTCAAAGCGTCAAGTGCGCTCACGTCGGGATCGGCTGTCATCATACCGGCAAGTGTCGAAGACAGCAACGGGTTCTCATACGCTGTCACCGAAATTGTTCAGCAAGGATTTGAGAACAAGGGCATCATCAGCGTGGAGATTCCAGACAGCGTGACCACCGTCGGGGCGGCTGCGTTCTATAATAACAGCAGACTTGTCAGCGCAGTGATTGGTGGCGGCATCACATCTATGGGAATAAATATGTTTGTCGGTGCCACGAGATTGTCAAACGTGACAATCAGGAATGGGTGTACTGTATTGGGCGATTCCTGTTTCCAAAGATGCACAGCATTGAAAACTATCATTCTCCCTGACAGCGTAGCATCTGTCGGGACATATAGTGTTTTCGATGGTTCAGGACTCGAAGAAATTCAAATCGGTACATCGGACAGTCAGCTTGCAGATATAAAATATGCACTGCATAAAGCGTATTCACTGAAAAAGATTGTGATTCACAAATCCACGAAACTCACCATCAGTGGATTCGCTACTGCGGGTTGTGGAATCCCTTACCCGTGCAGAAACTACAACAGCACGACGCAGACATCATCCTCTGGTATTGACACCAACGGAAACGGAAAGTTGTATGTGCCTAATGCTCTCGTAAGCACCTACAAGGCTGACAGCATTTGGGGGCTGATGGTAAGCGATTCAACGCTGACCGACTACGACGGCGATGCCAACGGACGCATCTATGCGATTGAAAATATGAACAACAATTAACAAACGTGATATGGCAAAGAAATTAAATTGGGACGGCACGGATATCGGCACGAATGCCGCGTGGACTGAGTACGACAATTCAGAGAGCGGGCTGTCATCGGGGAATGTTCAAGATGCGATTGATGAGGTCGTTGAACTTATTGGTGATACACCGTCAAGTGGCGGCTATGAACCATATAGAGGCCTTAAACTCGGTGTTATCGGTGACTCATTCACTGCGCAGTATGACTGGCTATCAGTGATGAACGAACAACTGAAATTCGGTAGCATCGTCAATAAGGCCATTATCGGATGCACATGGTCGAAGAACCCACAAGACCATCCTACATGGGAAGCATTATCATGCGCACGCGAATTGTACTCTGCCTACACTTCTGCGAACACGTCACCCGACTACATCATTGCACTGCTCGGCGTGAACGACACTATTGCGGTTGCCCTTAGCCGTGGAGAAGTGGTTGGAAACATCACATATACAAACCTCGCTTTACAAAGCGGGAATGACGAGGCGACGATTGTAAGCAACATCAAAACCCATTACGGTTATGATGATGGCCAAGATGTTTCGTTCACGGCTGGCGTTCAGTCCACAATCGCCTACTTGCAGTTGATGTTCCCGAATGCCAGGATCAAAATCGGATGGACACCCGCTGGCCAGCAGTATGTGCGATTGTATTGGTCACAGGTTTCTCCACTTGTTGAAAGGCTCAAGGAACTCGCATTAATGAGCGGTGTACAATATATTGACACTTTCAACATCGGAATCAACCCGTGGCTCGAAGATTACAGGAGTATTTATGAGGCGTCTTATGGCGGGCAGAATCCGAATCTTCATCCAAGTGCTGCTGGTGCTGCACGCATCGGTGATTATATGGCGAGAATCCTGCTTAATAACTTGTAAGGCTATGGACAAGATTAAACATATCGCAGCGGGTATGGGCATCGCACTGGTGATTGCCATGCCCGTGTGGTTAGAGACAAATAACTTGTTCGCTGGTTTGTGGGCTTGCATTAGCGGCATCATCGCTGGCGGTGTCAAGGAGTTCACGGACAACAAGCACGACGGAGGTAGGTGGGATTGGACCGACTTTGGCTTCACGGCCATCGGCGCGGTTCTGGCTGTGGCGGTCATCGTGCTAATGCACTTTGCGAAAGGGTAAGACCATGAAGGAGTATTTGAACATACTGCACGGCTTGCCCATAATGTACCTCATCGTGGTGGTCGCTATGGTGGTGGTCATCGGTGCCATGAGCATGGATGCGGCCTTTGGGTGGAGAAAAGCCAAGCTTAGAGGCGAGGCCCGCACGTCATACCTGTTCAGTCGCAGCATCACCAAGTTCGCCTTGTATGAGGGTGTGCTGTTCATCAGCGCTGGCATTGACACGCTCATCCATTTCGTGTGGGCGCAGTTCAGCAACACCAGCGTCTATTGCGTGCCGATAGCAAGCAGCATTGTAGCCATCACCCTGTGCATCGTGGAGATTTGGAGCATGAGGGAGAAGGCCGAGGAGAAGACCCGCAACAACATCAACCACGCTATCAAGGTCGTGGCCGATGCTATCAGCCGCGAGGAGGCCGTTGATATCGCAAAGCATATTATTGACAAAACGACAAGCGAGAAAGGCGAGGATAACCTTACAAGCTAACCTTACAAGACTTGTAAGGTTTCCAATGTATAAAGAACTGGAAACAATGAAACTGAGTAAGAATTTTACACTGGAGGAGCTGGTGTTTTCCATCACTGCGAACAACCACGGCATCAACAACACACCGAATGCCGAGGTCAAGGCCGCACTCAAGCGGCTTGCCGTTGAAGTCTTGCAGCCGATTCGTGAGGCATGGTGTCAGCCGATCGTGATAACAAGCGGGTATCGTTGCCCGGCCTTGAACAAGGCCGTAGGCGGTGTCAAGAACAGCCAGCACGTTCTTGGACAAGCAGCCGACATCAAGGCGGCGAATCCTGCCGACAACGGCAAACTCTTCGCCTGTATCAAGAAATTGGTGCAGCAGAAGAAAATCAACGTGGGCCAGCTCATTTGGGAATACGGCTCACGCACCTGTCCGAAGTGGGTACACGTTTCCCTGCCCCGCGTTGGCAAGCAGAACAACCAACTCGTTTACTATTATTCGTGATGGACGAGGACATCAATAACAAGATGATGTGCGACGAGCATGATCGCATGGAGCGTGAGGCCAAGGTCATCACGCGAGGGTGTGGGATGCTGGCCCTCGTCATCGCCATCGTTGTGGGAGTGATTTTGTTATTCATCAAAATCGTGAGCGTATGAGCATAGACAAGAAATCAGCGATTATCGCATTAGCGTGGTTTGTTATCGGCGCGTTGTGCGGGTTTTTCATCGGCAAGGCCAAGTATGACAAGCCCATCATCGAGACCGTGACCAGGGACACCGTTACCATCATGGACACCATCCCGCACTATTACCCAAAGCCTGTAGAGGTGGAGAAAGTGCGTACCGAGTACAAGTGGCTAACCCGTGTCCAACCTGTCGGGAAAACCGACACGTTGGTGCAGCACGATTCGGTGTTGGTGGAAGTCCCTATCGAATCGAAACACTATCATGCAGAGGAATACGATGCTTATGTTAGCGGGTATCTGCCCAGCCTTGATTCCATCAATGTCTATCGGAAGGAGACCATCATCACCGAGACGATAACGAGAATGAAGCCTCCCAACAAGTGGGAACTGGATGCAGTAGCTGGAATTGATTACAACGTCAAGACGCAAAGATATACACCGTATGCCGGTGGAGAACTTCTCTACAAGCCAAGCCGATTTCAGTTCGGCATCCGTGGAGGAGTCGTTAAGACCGAAAAGGTCGAGCCGACAATCGGCGGCGTGGTCAAAGTGAAGATATTCTGATGTTAGTTGTTTCATAATAGAAAGGGGGTTAATTAGTTATTAGTTGGGGCTGGCGGGCGATGCGAATCGGTGAACCAGCCTTTTTCATAGTTTTTGGTTTTTATAAGGTTAATAGTGAGCCGCCACCGTCAGCGATGATCGTGGCGGTTTTTTCGTGCTTTTCACCCCGAAAACCTACAAAAAACCATAAAAATATATCTTTTTTGATATTTTTTTGCCTAAATATTTGGTGGTATATAAAATTTGATATAGCTTTGCAATGTCAAAATAAAAGTACTAACCTTTGAGGTGGGGGCAACACCATAAATTCCGCAACACCGCTATGACAACGACAACCAACAACAACGAAATGAGAATCAAGTTCATCAACGCAATGAACAGCGTGAAGATTTCAAACGAACTTCCCAAGACGAAAGAATACCGTCTGCGCTACTTCTTCGGCACTTGGCTGACCAGTTCAATCATCATCGCCGAGAACGATGCCGAGGCCATCCACGACTGCGATGAGGTCTACAACGAGAACGGCAACCTCACAAATTGGAAGTATCCCGTGGCTCTCTTCTGCGGCAACCGCAAGGTCAAGAGTTACAAGTAAACCAACCGGGGGGGGCGGCAACCCCGCCCCCACAATTATAAACGTCAAAATAAAATTACTACAATGGAACAACTGAATTACACAACAAGCGAGATCAACCGAAACTTCAAAATCAAAGTTTTCGGCCACATCAACGGCCACAAGATCAACACCCTCGTCGGTGTGTCTGGCCTCATCGAACTGCTCGACGGTGCAATCGACCTGGTGAACCGCCTTCTCGATCGTGCCTTCAGCAGCAAGGGTGACAAGTGCGTGTGCAAACTGCGCAGGGGTTTACAAATCAGTTTTTACGTTTTCTAAAATTCTACGGCTATGGATTACTACAAGATTACAACCACCTGCACCACCAACGGTGTCACCAAGTTAGAGTGTGTCGGTTCTGCCTACGACCTCAACCGCAGACCCGCCGGCAGCGTTGTCAACAAGAGTGGTTATTCCATCTATACCGATTGGATGACCGCTGACGAGATAAGGGAGTGTTACCCGACATGGGCAAAGAAACACGGATTTTAATTTAACCAACATAGAGGCTGCGCTATCGGCTTGACGGGCATTTAGACAATGAATGAAGTAACAAAACAAATCGGGCAGCGCATCCAGGAACTCCGCAAGGAGGCTGGTATGACCCAAAAAGACCTCGCCGAGAAATGCGGCATGGCACAACCCAACATCGCACGCATAGAGGCTGGCACCTATGCCACCAGCATCGACGTATTGTCACGCATCGCCGAGGCATTGGGCAAGAAGATTGAACTGGTATAATAGAAAGGAGATTGAATTATGGAAGCGAAAGAATTAATGATTGGCGACTGGTGCGCCTACGGTGTTAATTGCAAAGGCAGAGTAACGGCATTAACTGAACATTTGATTACTTTGTCGGTTGATGGCAATGAAATCAACGGCCTTTATATGCTTATGCCTGATATGGTACGACCAATTCCTCTCACCGAGGAGATTTTGGTGAAGAACGGCTGGGACTTTCGTGATAGACAATATGCTATTGAATGCGAAGAAGATGTGCAAGGAATAGTCGAACTATCAAGAGATAAAGATGGTTATTATTGGTCTATCAACTGGGACGAATATCAGATAATAAGAATTCACTATGTCCACGAATTGCAGCATATTCTGCGGCTGTGTGGCATTGACAAAGAAATCAGTATTTAGTGTAGTCCCTGCAACCGACCAAGCCGAGGGCCGCAGAAATGCGGCTCTTTTTTGTTATGTCCCGAAAAATGCCTACCTTTGCCGACATCACGTCGTGATGACGGTTACTTTAGTAATTTTATTTTGACATTGCCCCGACCAAAAATCGGGGCATTTTTCATCGCTTTTGGTGCAGTTTTGTTGCTATCGGCAAAAAGAAAAACCGCCAACCCGCTATCTATCAGCGGTTTGTGCGGCACAATCATGTTTAACCCTAAAAAACGGGGAATATATAACGAAATGGTAACGAATGGGTAGTATTACAGGGATTTAGGGCATTTTTCGCCGTTTCAAATACCCTTTCATTACCCTTTCATTGTACATTTTTTTGTTGCTATTTTGTTGCTATTCGGGTTTCTTTTCCTATCTTTGCAGGGTCAAAAAATTACTTAGGTCATGAAGCAAACTGTGAAACTGCGGCACCGAGTCATGCCGTCTGGCAATACATCCCTCTATCTCGACATCTACCACAAGGGTGTTCGGAATTACGAATACCTTCAACTCTATCTCCAGCCCGGCAAGGACAGGAACACCCGCGAAATGAACCGGCAGACACTACAGCTCGCCGAGGCGATCTGCGCGAAGCGGCTTGTTGAGGTGCGCGAGGGCCTGTACGGGTTCAAGGAAAAGGTGACCGTCTCATTGTTGGAATATGTTCAGACCATCGTGGAGCGAAAACACGGGAGCACCAGGCGCAGGTATGAGGCCCTGGCTGGCTTCCTTCATGGATTCTGCCGCCCGTCATTGATGCTGACCGACATCACGCCGGCATGGTTCACGGGATTCCTCAACCGCCTGAGCAAGCAGGGCTATGCCAGGAACACGATGGCGGTCTATACCGCGACGATGCGCTACATCATCAACCAGGCTCACCGCGAGGGCCTGTTGCAGAACAATCCCATCGCCAACATCAAGGGCGTGGGCTATGAGGAGACCAACCGCGTCTACTTGACCGTTGACGAGGTGCGGAAGCTGGCCGAGACACCATGCGAGAACGAGGTGACGAAGCGGGCCTTCCTGTTCGGCTGCCTGACTGGTCTGCGCAACTGCGACATCCGTGCGCTGACCTGGGCCGATGTTCACCACCAGGACGGCTACACCCGCATCATCTTCAGACAGGCCAAGACAAAAGGCCAAGAATATCTTGACATATCTGCCCAGGCCGCGTCGCTCATGGGCGAGATCGGCGGCGATGATGACGAGGTGTTCCCGCTTATGCACTGGAGCAGCGTCCGCAAACACCTGCTCGCATGGGTGAAGCGTGCCAAGATCAATAAGCACGTCACATTCCATTGTTCCAGACACACATTCGCCGTGATGATGTTGGGCGTCACCGACATCTACACCGTGAGCAAGCTGCTTGGACACCGTGAGCTGTCCACGACTCAAGTGTATGCCCACGTCATCGACAAGGCCAAACGCGAGGCCATTGACAACATCCCCGACATCATCAATTAAATCTCTTCCCTTCTTACTGATGCAATGACCATCCACACCGAGCGGATGAATGACTTGCTGACTTCTTGAGGCTCGAAAGCAGGGTTGATTGAAGTTAGCAACAGGTGTTCCGCGTCGCTACCCGCTTTCACAATCTTAATCATGCGCCGTTCATCCATGAGCTCCACGACATAGGTGCGGCCCAGGTCAATGTATTCCCGCCACATGTCGATGCGCCTGATCAGCACAAGCGAGCCCTCGCGGTACACTGGTTCCATGCTGTCACCGTAGATGGTGATGGCCACATCCCCCTCGCGGGCTATCTCGTTTGAGAAGGGGATATAACTCTCGATGTAGTAATCGGTATCGACTTCCTGGTTGAACCCAGGGCCACCGCGCCCGTCTCCGCTGAACTTGGGCACCATTACAGTGGCTTTCCTCTCTTGTGGCGGTGATGATGATGTAAGTATCATTTCTCCAACTCCAGTAGTCAACCAAACACGATTGATGTCTTGAAGTTTCTTCAAAACTAATTCCGTGGCCCGTCTGCTTAAATCACGGCCTTCGGCCCTTGACTTGTTCAGAGTACCGTTACTTAACCCGCAAACGCTTTGTACAAAGGAGTCATTATATCCTTTATGCCTCATATAAGCGTCCAATCTGTCAATAATCCTATTACCTTCCATTTCTTAATAAATATTAAATTAGTGAATTTTCTTCAAATATGTTTTGCCAACTTAGAATTAACTTCTAATTTTGCAACGTGTTCAAAAGATATATCAAATGATAAACCTTTTGAATAAGATTGCAAAGATATTAATTAGTTTAATTCAAAAGAAATAATGAGCGAAATTTTAACACAGAAACAACAGCGGGACAAGGCTTTGTACGAGGAGTACAACAGGCTCATCGATGAAGGGCACCCCCGCACTGGCGTAGTGCAGCGCTTGATGCACAAGCACAAAATATATTCGCCCATGACGATTTACAGGATTGTAAAGCGTGAGGCTGCAAGGAAGGAGGCCCAGGATGAGAACAATTAAGACTATTCTTGCCGGTTCCATCGTGATGCTGCTCGTGTGCTGTGGCTGCATGCTGCTGATGATGGACTTCCCCACGCCGAGGCAGACGTGGATGGGCGTTGTAGGTTCGCTGGTATGCTTCATCATCGCCATGTGGCTTGCCAGGTATTTTGAGACCAAGAAATACTTGCCCGAATGATGACTCTTGAGGACATATCTGCAAGACTTGACAGGCTGGAGGCCCAGATGGTGCTGGCAACGAAGACGGTGCTCGACATCAACGACGTGGCATCACTGACCGGCTACACGGTGAAATACCTGCGCCAACTCGTAGCAAGACGTGACATCCCCCACTATCGACGCGGCAACCGCCTGTACTTCAACCGCGAGGAAATTGAAGACTGGATGATGGGTGAGCGCATCCCAACCAACGACGAGATGCGCATCAAGGCGATGGGCTATAAAGTTTCTTCATAATGGTCTGCCGAGATGGCGACTACCGCAGTAGTTCAAGAGCAGAACCACCCGAAAGGGAAGATGATGTGTGCGAATCCGTCCTGCGGGCCAAGTTAACCACGAGAAAGTTACTCAATATGTTGAACCAAAAAAGTTACGAAATGGAACAAATGATTAAAAACATCCCCCTGTCGGCGATTGTAGCGTCTCCCCTCAACCCAAGGAAGACCTTCGACCAGACAGGTATCGAAGAACTTGCCGACAACATCAAGCGGCAGGGCCTGTTGCAGCCCATCACGGTACGCCCGATTGTGTACCACGACGAGCTGATTGACGGCGAGGTGGTGAGCATCCCCATCAGGTATGAAATCGTTTGCGGTGAGCGCCGTTTCCGCGCCGTCACCCACAACGGCAGCGAGACCATCCCCTGTATCGTCAGGGACATGACCGACGAGGAAGCGTTTGAGGCGATGATCACCGAGAACCTCCAGCGCAAAGACGTTGACCCCATCGAGGAAGCCTTTGCTTTCCATCAGCTCAACGCCCGTGGCTATGACATCGAGGAGATTGCCAGCCGCTTCGGCAAGTCGGTACGCTTCATCCGTGAGCGCATCGCGCTCGACGCCCTGTTGCCCGAGCTCAAGCAATGGGTGAACAAAGGGCTGATGAACATCGGCGCGGCCCTGCATATCGCCAAGCTGGCCGAGGAAGACCAGCACAAGTTCATGGAGCATTTCGAGCCCGACGAGGATGATGACCTTGAAGACCTGGAACCCATCACCAAGAGTGATGCCGAGGGCTTCACCAATAACCTGTTCAAGCGCATAGCATCGGCTGAGTGGGACTACGACTTCGGCGGCTCATGTCAGCACACATGTGACCGTTGCCCCTACAACAGCGCCAACGAGGGTTGCCTGTTCAATGACATGAAGGTCAAGAAAGATGATGCATGCTGCACCAATAGTGTTCGCTGGAATGCCAAGCGGCTTGACTGGTGGAAGCACGTCATCGGTGAGAAGAGCGATATGCTGTGCAAGCAGGGCGAGGAACTGAAGCCCGGCAAGATGGTGCTCGCTCATACCGATAACTTCTACGGCAATAGAGATGACTACAATGAACTGAAGCAGTATTGCATTGATCAGGGCTATAAGGTCGTGAGCGCGGACAACACGTTTGAGCGCTGGGCGAATCTGAACCGCAACGAGGAGTCCACAATGAAGAAGCTCATGAACGGCGAGGCATACATTGTGCTGCTCATCGACTCAAACTACCTTGGTGCCCAGGTCTACGAGCGTTGCTACGCGCTGAAAAAACAGGAGGCCAAGGACAGCGCCGAGGCCGTCAAGGTTGCCCAGCTCGTGCGTGACTACAAAACCAACATTGACAGGAGCAAGGGCGATATCGCCAACGAGATGCGTAATGCCGTTGCAGAGTTTGACCTCAACGCCGTTTCGTGGAAGGCATTCACCGACGCGGAATGGGAGATATTGCTTACGCTGCTCATCAACGCATCACCCTGCAACATCAGGTATGAAATCACGGGCAAGACCAACAACGAGGCCGAGTTCGCAAAGGCACACAACACCGCCGAGGGCCGCGACGACATCCTACGCAAGTGGATGCGCGGGAAACTCAGCGACAGCGGTGTCCAGTATTATCCCGTTCAGCAACAATGCCAAGAGCGTCTCATTGAGGTGTGGGGCATTGATGACGTGGCGGTGAAGGCCAAGGCTGCCTCCAAACTGGCCAAGAAGCAGTCCAAGATTGAGAAGGAGCTGACGGCCCTGGGCTACGATACCGAGGGCAAGAAACTCGACTTCTGAGATAGTGATGAACGGTTGGATCAAGATAAATCGCAGTATGCTGGAGTGGGAACACTTCACCGAGCCCAGTGTGGTGACGGTATTCCTCGCCCTGCTGATGACGGCAGAGCGCGACGGGAAGACCGACATCAAGCTCGATGAACTGATGAAGTACACCGGCATGAGCCACAACACCGTCAACCGTTGCATCGCCAAGCTGGTGAAGAGTGGAGAGATCACCCGCGAGAAAAGGGGTCAAAACATCTTTACCACCATCACGAACTGGAGCAAATTCCAGGGCAATTCATTAACCCAAAATTTAGTACAATGCGAGGACTCATTAACCCAAAATTTGGGTGAACAAGAAGATGCCATTATACCAAAAAATGGTACAATCATTCACCCAAAAAATGGTACAATCATTATACCAAAAATAGGGTCAACTATATATAACAAGAATAACAAGAAAGATAACAAGAATATTGCTGTTGCTGATGCGCGTGTGCGCACGCATGAGGAGTTCAAGGCCGATGCACTTAACGACCTACGGGTTGAGCAGGGTTGCATGGCGATGGGGATCACCCCGGAACAATACCGTCAACTGGTGGCCGAGGTCACAAACGATTGGGAGTTCCGCGACATCCCCGACAACGAGTGGAACCTTACCCACCTGCTTGCCCAGATGCGCATCAAGCACAACATAAACAACCGAAACAATGGACAACGAACCAATGAAGTCTCTGGTCAGCAGAGCGACCCAAGAGTTAAGCTCGGGCAAGATGCAGTCAAAGCGATGGCCGCACTTGCAGAAAGCAGCCGACAGCCTGAAATCGTTCCATTCTGACCTCAGCGCATTCTGCGTGACATTCAACCCGTCATTGCAGAAGGTAGCCGCCGAGAACGAGGACAGGGCAGTCTTGGGCACTGCACCGATGCTGTGCACCATCGACGCGGCCTACGGCGAGGGCGCTGCATCACAATGGCTCATCCCCCAGCTGTATGACATGTGCGCTGCCGTTGGTGTCAAGGTGAAACTTGACGATGTGCAACTGGCTCAGTTGGCCCTGATGATCCGCAAAGAGTTTGGCTACCTGAAGGCTACCGAGGTGATGTTGTTCATGTGGCGATTGAAGGGAGGCCATTACGGCGAGTTCTACGGCGCGGTTGACATCCAGCGCATCATGCGGGCCTTGAGGGGCCGCTTCATCGAGGAGCGCACCAAGATCATTGACCGCAACGAGGGAGAGCGCAAAGACCGGGAGCGTCAGGAATGGGCGAAGACGGCATTG